ACCCAAGGATAGTAAGTAGCAGCATAAGAAGAGTTATATCCTTGCTGGCGAACTTTGTTGACAGCAGTAGATACTTTATTGCTTCCGCCTGCACCGTTCCTAGAAGACTCAGAAGGATCAGCACTTTCGTGACGAGGAGTGTAAGCATGTTCGATATCGATAATCGCCATAGCGTCTCTACGTCTTTCGCAAGTATTGATCATGTGATCTGTGATTCCACGCTCCCAGATACCCGGCATAACAAGAAGGTTCATATCTACCAACTCAGGATCTGCAACTGTGTCGATTGCTCTCATAAGAGTGTTCTTTTCATATGAGTTTTCTTTAGTCTTGCCAGATACACGTTGGTTATTAACCAATGGCTCCATTTCTTGGATATCCATTCCGTCAAAACCACCATATACAGGCATTGTGAATTTATCATAACCAGCAGCAATCAACTCTGCAGCACCTGAAACCTTAGTCCAAGAATTACCATTGGCACGAGAACCTGCTTTATAAATAAATCCAGTCTCAGGGATTGCAGGATTAAGAGCACCAGAAACATCATCCAAAGAGAAGTGTTGAGAATAAATCATATCTCCACTTGTGTCCCAACTTTCAGAAGACAATCCGCCACCTCTTGCTTTGAACAAATCATGAAGAGATTGATCGAATTGGTTGTTTCCTTGCCTAGAAAGATCGATACCAAAATAACGATCAGTAGGATCTGAAAGGTATCCAGCAGATGAAGAACCAACCAACTTAGGAGACGGCCATTCAAAAGAAGCGGTGATGTTTGACATTGTTCCGGAAGTCTTTAGTGCTCCAGTGCCTCTTGCACCCAAATTAACACCATCAACAACAAATGCTGACGAGCTCTGCTCTAAAATAAATGCCTTGTCTCCGTCTCCAGCAGTTCCATCACCTTCAACAGATACAGAAGCAGGCTTTGGAAGTCCAAAGAATCCAAATGGCACAAGCTCTTCTGTGATTGAACCTTCGTCAACTGCAGAAGCCATTTCAACACGGAAATATTTAGAAAGATTAGGATGTGCGCCAAAATAACGATATCGTTTTTCTGTATCACTCCACTCTGCATATTGATCACCAATACGAGCAGCAATATAATTTGGAGATGCAGGATTCAAGTTCAAGCCAGTGAATGATTCTACAGGCTCAACTGCAGCATCAGAGTCTCCAATCTTACGGATCTGTACGTCGAAAGAGCCGTACTTATTTGCATCAGAGTTTTCATTTGGTAAGCGAACGTTTCTGATAGAGATCTTAAGGTTTCTTTGAGTCCACTCTGCTTCTTCAAGAGAAACAAATCGGAACAACTTTTGCATATTAGCAGGATTATAAGCAGCGTAATCTGTTGAAGTATCTTGAGCAATAACCCAGCCAGACTTTGCAGGCTGTGCTTCGATAGTGTGATCTGAGTAGTGAGCAGAAGCAGATATAAGAGGTGCAGTGAATGCAAAGTAATCTGTTCCAGATAATTGATCGGCAGCTAGCTTTTGCACATTATCTTCAAACGTCTCACCAAGCCAATATGATTCAAGATCAGCAGTAGGCGTTACATTAGCGTTAGTTAAATGTGGAGTAGTGTTAAATACTTTACGAATAAATTGTCTTGATTGAGGATCAAAATTAAATGATTTTGTTTCTTTAGCAGTTTGAGCCGAAGAAGAAGCATCAGATCCACTCATAATAATTGCTTTAAAGTTTCCATCTGTGGACTTGATATAAGTTGTAGATGCTTGTCCAGCATTATTAGAAGTTCCAAGTGTACCAGAAAGAATGACACCTACATTTTGTTTACAATAAAAAATAGCTCCAAGAGTTCCAGTCATTTCTTTAGAAGTACCAGAAGGAACAATCCAAAGTCCCCAAGCACCACCTTGCCCAGAAGCAGAAGTGGTAGTATTCCACCCAGCTTCACCTGAGCCTTCTGTGGCGTTTTCTGATTCTTTTCCAACTAGACGCATAATAGTTGCACCACCTTGATTAGCTAACCAAGCATTGGCAGCAAAAGCGGCATAAGAAGGAGCAGAGAAGTTTCCGTTACGAGACACGTCACCTGATTCTCTACCTGTGATTGGATCACCAAAGATCTCTGATAATTCTTGCAGAGAGTCTACCTTAACGGGGCGCATTGTCGGGCCTCGTTGAAATCGTCCGATAATTAATGGGCCGGGTTCAGCAGAGGGACGAGTTCTGCGAGATTGATCAATTTCAGCAACCTGAACACCGGGAGATACAAATCTAAATTTATCAATTGACATGTCATTTTCTCCTTTGTTAACAGTCTTAGTTTTATAATATAAAAACTTTCATAGTAAATAGTTACTGTTTTGCTCAAAGGAATTTAAGAAAAAATTGTTTTATTCTTTATAAAAAGGATCAGTCCCTGTTTTGTTTATTCTGTCGTGCTTGTCTGATAGTGCAACTCTTTCTCTAGAGACTTTAACATCAACAATGCTTTCATATGATTTAGAGATATTGCTATTCTCGTTATCTCCGCCACCTACCAAATATCCGAGCACATCTACGTTGATGGTAGAATTGAAAATTCTTTCTTCTTCATCAAGTTTGGCTGCATTGTTATCGTTTGAGAAGGAGTTATCAATAAATCCTTCAAAGAAATGATTGTCATGCCCAAGAGTAAAATATTTACTATTTCTTCCTAATCTAGAGTTTGCTGATATAAAAGGCGTAATCAATTGATTCATTTGTTGCATATATTCTGTTCTGATATGGATCTCGTATTTTACATTAATATAAACAGGTACGGGAATATAGACAGTCTCGTATACAACTTTCTCTCTAGCATTAACCGGACGAGTATCGAACATAGGATTAATGTTGTTGGGGAACTTTCTTCCTTTGGCTAAGAAGGCTTCTGAAATGCCTACGTCGTCATTTCCTCCAAACTTCTCTATGTTCTGCGCTTCTTTGAAGTTAGACGTCTTGTCTTGTACAATCCTTCTTCTTACTGGAATGTAGCCTCCCATTCCGTAGTCGGGAATGTTGGCTGGTAATGGAGACTTGGCTGGATCTCTTGTCATTTCTTTTCTTTCGATTGTTATGACTGGGATGTTCAGTAGCCCTTCGCTATCTCTTAGAGTAAGATCATTTTTTAATTGAAATGTTCTTTCTGCCCCAACCCATATGATTGGAGTCGGAACAAACCCTTTGTTTGTACTACTGTGCAGATTTAGCCCTGTTAGATAATTATACATTGCCATGTCAATAGTTTCGATTGTCGAAGGCTGAAAATCAAGCCCTTTGGTATATCTATTCGCCATTGAATACTCCTTGTCTTGCTCTGACACACTTAGCACTGATCTCTAATCTATGCTCAATCTGTCCATATAGTCTTTTTGGTTCCATAAGAGTTACAATCTGGTAAAGCAAATCGCCGTAAAGAACAAAGTCTCCTTCCCTTACATAAAGATCTTGATCTTCTGTCAATCTTCTCTTATGGAAATGAATTACAATGCTTGACTGCTTGTCGATTCCAATCTTCTCTGTGTATGCTGATTGAATCCCTTCCCATTCAATAAGTGCTTGCACTCTGATAGGAGGAAGAAAGTTCTTCTCAATTGCTTCTCCATAGATTGGGTGGAAGTCTGTCGTGTTATAATCAATAGGATAGTACGCAATGGTTTGCCCAATGACTCTTTCGATGATTTCGTCATTAACTTGCTTTACTAGATCACGCTCTTTCTTCCCTGTGAATAGGGGAGGAGGAGGTGCTGTTGGTTGCGTCCATTTATTATCCTTTTTGCTCATTCAATTACCCCACAAATATCGTCAAAGGAATTGCCTTCTGAAGCCCAGATGCATTTTCCATAAAGTTTTTATCGTCCTCTGCCAACTTGGTATAAGTCAATTCATCGAGGAGTTTGATAAGTTCTTCTCTTAAAGAGTTCTGCTCATCTTTTGCTTGGGAAAGAAGCTCTCCACCGTTAAGGTTTACGGACTCTCCCGGAATTGGAATAGCATTTCCAAATTTAGATCTAACTTGTCCTAGAGTTTCTTTGGATAAAGCCAGAGCATATCTTCTGATCCATTGTTTTCCGATCGCATTGATGTTCACAAAAGGAATGTTTTCAAATGGAAGTGTATTCATATTATTTACGCCCAAGATTCCAATATCTGGATCGTTTCCAAGATAAGGCTCTGTGGGGATAGTGAACTCAATCCAATAAGTATCTGCTGTCACAGTGTTTGGAGTTGGGAATAATCTTAGCTTGTTGTTTCTTAGTTCATATGAGAAGTGAGAATTACGTGTGTATATAGCGTCCTCAAACGCCATTGCTTGCATTTTGTTTTGCCAAGCAGGTATTACCTCAAAAGTAGAGTCATCACTCCACTGTCCGTAATTTGAGAGGTTTCCTACGGTATTTAATCCACCATAGTATCCATAGAATCTCCACATAGAGTTTGGAGTTCTGTAATATACTTTTCTTACCTCCACCTTCTTGTTTCCAATCAATCCAGCCCAATCTACTGCGTTTCCTGTTCCGTCGTCTAATCCTGCTGTAGATGCTGCTTCAAGGATAGCCTGAAGATCATAGTCTTGCTGGCTTGGGACAACACTAAAAGAAGCAGAGTATGTGGTTACGTTACCACCTACACCTGCATCAACACCAACACCATCGGCAATACGACGTGCATAAGCGAATTCAAAGCGAGGGAACCTGTTTTGAACTCCAGTTCCAGATAAAGAAGTTTTAAGATCTCCATCTTTAAGCGTACCATCTGAATCGAATGATCCTGTAGTTGTCCCTAATAGATCCGATAAGACATTCTTTGCTTGATGAGAATTGACAATATAAGAATATTCTAATACTGCTTCCTCATAGTTGGCATAAACATTCCCTTCTGTGATCTCAATGTCCAAAACATCTCCACCTAGCTTCTTGTAGGTGTAAGCCACTTGATCTGCGGCTCCTGATAGAAAATCATCCTCTGCGGCATATATACCCAAAGGCAAAGCAGCAGCAACAGCGGCTGTATCTCCAACAGATGGTAATACAATTACAGATGTTTGCTGCTTAGGTGTAAGCGTAGGCTTTGACATTTAGCGTCCCTCCATTCACTATAAATAGTTAGTCTGAGGAGAAAAGATTATTCTTTATCTGCAGCCTTCTTTGTAGATGCCTTCTTCTTAGCGGCGGCTTTCTTTTTTGCTTCTGCTTCTGCTTTTCTTTTTGCTTCTGCAGCATCTTTTCTAGCCTTTTCTTCAGCAGCCTTTTTTGCTGCTTCTGCAGCAATCGCTTCTTGTTTCGCTTTTTCGGCAGCCATCATTCTTTCTTCAGATAGTTTACGAAGTCTTAGTTTCTTTTTACGTTTCATTGTTAGTTCTCCTCAAAATGAAATTATCATCAATAAATAGTAGAATATAACAAAAAAGCCCCCAACTCAAAGAGAAGGAGGCTTGATGTGGATAAGTTAAGTAATCTAAGATTAGGTTACTTGATCGTCACCCAAAAGTCCACGAACGATAACCAAACCGTACATATCAGGACGAACCATCTTCTTAGCGTAACGAGTCATTACACCTTTACGAGGAACAAAGTCCTCAGTTCCGAAGATAGTAGGAGTTACCTGAAGAGGCACGTAAGGAGCATATACGTAACCGCTTTCAAGGAAAGAGTTACCTTTACGTCCAACAAGAACTACGTTACGTGGGAAGTATGGATCAACCATAACATCAAACTTCTTAGAGATAGAACCTACGTTTACAGCACCAACAGTACCTTTCTCATCAGCGTGAGAAACGTTAGCACGGAAACCAGAGGTGAACTCAAGGATGTTTGCAACTTCAGGGCCGCAAACCAAGAAGTTAGCACCACCACGAAGTGTCTTTCTGTGGATTTGAGCAGATACGTCATTGATGGTTTCGATCAGAGTCTCATACCATTCAGAAACGTTTCCAGTGAAGTCAGGAGCAATTGCAGAAGAATCTACAGTAGGAGAGCCAGTAACTTTGTTCACGAACAATCCGGGAGAACGACTCCAGTAGTAAGTAGCAGCTTTAGCACCTTTAATCAAGTCAGCCAAGATCTCACGATCAATTTCCAAAGCAATTTGCTCAGACAAGATAGAAGTCAATTCGACTTCAGCATCCAAGTTGTGGTAAGCGTTCAAGTCTTGTCCAAGTTCAGGACTCCACTTTGCTTTCAACTTTTTGGTACGTGCTGTTACGCTGATTGAGTCTACTTTGATTTCGATCTCCGGGATATCAGAAGAAGCTTCAAGTCCCCAAGTGTCGTCACCAGCAACAGAACCAAGAGCACCACCAGTTACAAAGTTATCAGCAATGATGAATTCTAGACTTGAGCCAACAACTGCTGTCAAATCAGCATCAGCAAGAGTACCGGGATCGGCTGAACAAACGAATGGCAAAAGAATATTATCTCTTGAAGATCCAGAATATTGAACCAAACGACGTACAAGGGTTCCAGAAACATGATTATCTCCAATACCGATAGTAGATCCGTTACCGTTAATTTGGTTTAAACCACCAGCACTAGAAGAGAAAACAAGGTTTGCTAATCCAGCTTCAGTGATGTCTGCTTGCTTCGAAGTCAAACCTCCAGCAGATGCTTTATAAACAGCAACATAAGAAGCAGAAGCGATATCTGGATCGAAACGAAGCAGCTTATCCATTGTAGAGCCATCGCCACGCTGTCCTGCGAGAACTGCACCACCAGAAACGTGAGTTGTGGTATTAGCAGAAGCAGAGAAAGTAGCAGAACCAGTTGCAGAAGAGAAACCAGTTTGGAAACCGTATGGTTGCTTATCTTCATTAATAGATACACCACCAGTCAATTGTGAACCGATGATACCTTGTCCGTAGATAGAATCGCCTTGATCATAATCAAGAGAATCTGTACGGTGATTACCAAGTCCTTTTGCATCTTCAGCAAATTTGAAATCCAAGAAGAAGATCAAACCAGATGGCAAAGACATTGGCTGTACACTAACAAGATCGTTAGCGATAAGTGAGCCGAATACACGACGAACGATAGGGAAAGCAACAGCAGCAAAACCTTCAACATCACCAGATGACATCAAAGAAGCCTCACGAAGCAGTTCCTTAGCTTGGTTCTCAAGAAGAGAAGCCATGTTATTTTTAGCATAATCAGAATTCAAACCTTCCAACAAACCAGTGCGCTCCCATTTGTTCAACAGAGCAGCACCTTCTTTAGCAAGATCACGTCTGACAATACCTTCAGTTAATTTTTCAACGATAGACATAATATTTTTCCTCCATGTTTAATAATAAATATTGTCTTATTTAATGCCAGCAAGAGTTTTCCATCTTGTAGTGGCATTTTCATTGAGAGACTCCTTTTCAGAAGTACGTCTCGGTAAAGTAGAAGAACGCCCAGCGTTTCTATTAATAGCTTCGCTCAGTGTTTGTGGAGAATTGGTATTCTCTCTCACTGTGCTTTGAAGTGTTTCATAGATAGTCTTTGCTTCATCTACGGTGTGTGCATTATTTAAAGCTTCGACAATTTTAGATTTTTGTCGCTCATTCAGGGAGGCACTAATAAGTACACGATTTGAGTATAACAATTTAGCATTGGTGATAACTGATTCTTCCAGTTTATCTTTCAATTGCATTGTTACGGATTTAAACTTTTTATTTTGTTCTTGTAGGTGTTGAACTTGTTCTTCAAGTTCTGCAAGAGTACTCTTCAATTCTTCGTTTTCTTCTTGCATATCATCTGACATTGCTTTTGCTAATGCCATATCGATAGCGTTTTCTAGTTCAAGAGAGTTAAGTCCACCACCTAACTGTCCCATAGCACCATGAGGCTGTGGCTTGTGATCCACACCTAATGCTTCCGCTACCATTCTTTCCATACCTTCAAGATCATCTGGTAATTCGATTTCTTCATCGTCATCAAAACCCAACTCTTCAGCATCTGAAAGATCAGCAAGTTGAGAAAGATCAATTTCTACTTGCTCATCGTCCATTT